TCAACAAAACTGAAACATACCGTGATCCAGATTCATTCGCTGACATCGTTCGTGGTATGCACCTATACGGTCGCAAAATCTTGCGTCCAGAAGCTCTTGTAACAGCACGTTACAACCTAGCTTAATAATAACTAACTAAGGGGGCTGCTTTGGTGGCCCTCTTACGCATATCTAAAAGAAAGATATTCTATGGCAACTACATACGTTACACTAGTAAATGATGTGCTAAGACGTTTAAACGAAGTCACACTTGATACTGCAGGTGATGGCTTTGATACTGTACGTAACGTTCAAGCTCTTGCCAAGGATGCAGTAAACAATAGTATTCGTCTTATTTTACAGGACGGTCAAGAATGGCCTTTTTTAAAAACAACATATACTCAAACACTGACAGCAGGAACAGGTACATATTCTTTTCCTTCTAACATGGGTTCAGTAGATTGGGATACGTTCTTTCTAAAAAAGACTAGTGGACTAAGTGTTAGCCCTAAACATTTAAAAGTAATTAACTACAACGACTATGTACAGAACTACAGAGTTGGTGATGAAGAAGGAGATCAAGTAAGCGGTATTGGTGCTCCTGTTGTTGTATATCAGACACAAGAAAATAAATTTGGGATTACCCCTTTACCTAACGCTGCATATGAAGTAGAATATGTGTACTTCACATACCCCAGTGATCTAAGCCTTTATAATGATACTACAATAATTCCTGATAGGTTTAAGCATGTAATCATTGATGGTGCAGTTATGTATATTATGAGATTCCGTAGTAATGAACAGAGTGCAGCTATTCACCAACAAAACTTCCAAAGTGGTATTAAGGCAATGCGTAGATTACTATTAGATGATAATCTATATGTACGGTCTACAGTAATTGAACGTGCAAGTGTTTCTAGTTTTAACAGTGCGGTATAATGGCAGACAATCTAGCATCCTTCAAAGTATTCTGCCAAGGCGGTCTAAACACTAGTCGTGATGTGCTGTCACAAGGTGAGACTCAACCAGGATCAGCAGTTGCTCTTATTAATTATGAACCTTCTGTTACTGGTGGTTACAGAAAGATCAACGGATTTAGTAACGACTACGGTACAGTTACAGGCACAGGTAACGTCTTAGGTGTTTGTGTAGCTAATGGTGTCAACGATGGTATTCTAGCTTGTCGTACACCTTCTAGTGGCTCTAATTACTTACATTATTGGGATACAGCTACAGAGGCTTGGGTTGCAGTAACTACCTCTGGTTCACCTACAATGTCAGGTGTAACAAAGGTACGCTTCACTAAGTACAACTGGGGTAGTTCAAAGGTAATGCTTACTGATGGCATTAACCCTGCAGCTACATACGATGGTACAACTTATACACAGATCACACACGCAGATGCACCAACAGACCCTAAGTACTCTGCAGTATTTCAGAATCATATGTTCTTAGCAGGTGATCCTAATGAACAAACAAATTTATACTTTAGTGCGCCATATGATGAAACAGACTACAGTGCAGCCAGTGGTGCAGGTGTCATTAACGTAGGTTTTTCTATAGTAGCTATCAAGTCTTTTAGAGATTCACTTTATGTTTTTGGCAGTAACAATATCCGTAAAATTGTTGGTAATAATATCTCTAACTTTGTACTACAAGAGGTTACAGATGACCTTGGATGTCTAGCCTCAGATAGTGTTATTGAGATAGGCGGTGACCTACTCTTCTTATCACAAGACGGTCTACGCCCTATCAGTGGTACAGACAAGATTGGTGACGTTAACCTAGAGACAGTATCAAAAGACATTCAATCTATTTTTACTGACATCGTATTTGATATTGATCTAGAAGGTTTGAATGCAGTAGTCATACGACAAAAGACACAGTTCCGTTACTTCTTTGCTGCAGCTGACTCACAAGGTATCATCGGTGGCTTTAGACAAACACCTAACGGGTTGCAGTTTGAGTATAGCCAGATGCTAGGTATTACCGCTACAGCTTCAGACAGTGGGTACATTGGTCAGTATGAGTTTGTTATACACGGTGATGCAAACGGTAAAGTGCATAGACAAGAACAAGGTAATGACTTTGATGGCACAGACATCTTTAGTGTGTTCCAAACACCGTTCTTTCATATGCAAGACCCAGAGCAACGCAAGGTGTTCTACACTGTAGCTACATATCTACGTGCTGAAGGTGACAACGAGATCGTTATGTCTGCTTTGTATGACTACGAAGATGTAGACACACTAAGTCCAACAAACTTTACATTAAGCACAGAGGGTGCTGCAGCTTACTATAACGAAGCACTATATGATAGCACCGCAATCTTTGATGGTAACCCTGCCCCAGTTAAACGTACTAACATTTCAGGTTCAGGTAAGTCAGCATCATTTAAATTCGTAACTAATGATTCCAATGCGTCACACAGTATTCAGGGTCTAGTGATCACCTTTGGGGTAGGAGATCGTCTGTGACAACTAAGTACTGTACAAGTTGTAATAAACCTATAGAAAACCCTGTATCTGGACGTAAATTAAGAAGTGATACAGTTACTTGCTCTAGTACTTGTTGGCATAGAGAATATAGATCATCTGATGAAGGCTGGGCTAAAGACTCTATAAGAAAAGCTAAGAAAAGAGCTAGTGTAATAGAAAAAGGTTTTGATATTACGTGGCAGTTTTTACTTGATCTGTTAGAAGAACAAAATAGAAGATGCTCAATTACTGGAATAGAGTTTAGATTCAAAAGCGACTTTGAGGGTAGGATGGATCAATATAGGGCTTCTGTTGACAGAATTGACAGCAATAAGGGATACACAAAAGACAACGTTCAGTTAGTCTGTGCACAGGTAAATATTATGAAGCATCAATCTACAGAGAAAGAACTTCTCTTCTGGGCGACAAAAATAGTGGAAGGGCTAGTTTAAAATGGCAGGTTATTCACGTCAATCAGTAGCTGACATTATCGCTAATGCGGTTATTAAAGCTGCACCAGTTAATGCAGAGTACAACGCAATTCGTGATGCGTTTGCTTTTGCTACAGGACACAAACACGATGGTAGCTCTACTGAAGGTGCTTATGTACCTTTGATTGCTGACACAGATGCACTAAACAAAGTTGTAGTAGATACAGCAAACAATCGTATTAGTTTCTACAATGAAGTTTCTTCTGCTGCAGTAGAACAACTCCGTATCCAAGATGGTGCTATTGTTCCTGTAACAGATGATGATGTAGACCTTGGTGCTGTAGGTGCTGAGTTCAAAGACTTGTACATTGATGGTATTGGTTACCTTGATTCTGTCGTAATTACAGGCGGCACTATTGATAATACAGTTATAGGTGGCACTACTCCCGCTGCTGCAGACTTTACTACGATGGATACTACAGGTAATGCTACTGTTGGTGGTACTCTTGGTGTCACAGGTACATCTACCTTTACTGGTGCTATGTCGGCAGGTAGCTTAACTACAACAGGCAACTCTACTCACGCTACGGTAGACATCAACGGGGGTGCTATTGATGGTACTACTATTGGTGCTTCTAGTGCTGCTGCAGGTAGCTTTACTACTGTATCGACATCTGGACAAGCTACGCTGGCGAGTGCTGATATTGATGGAGGTACTATTGACGGTGCTGTTATTGGTGGATCAACTGCACAAGCTATAACAGGTACAACTATCACTGCTAACACAGGCTTTACAGGTGCTTTAACTGGTAATGTAACGGGTAATGTGACAGGCAATGTTACTGGTAACGTAACTGGTGATATTACAGGTGATGTAACTGGTAATGTTACGGCTGCTAGTGGCTCCTCTACATTTAACAATATGACAATTAATGGAACACTAGATGTTACATCTACCGTAATTAACAACGTTAGTGATCCAGTTTCGGCACAACAAGCTGCCACAAAAAATTATGTAGACACAGAGATAGCAAGTCTTGTAGACTCAGCCCCAGGTACACTAGATACACTAAATGAACTAGCTGCTGCGCTGGGTGATGACCCTGACTTTGCCACTACTGTAACTGATAGCATTGCAACCAAGCTCCCACTAGCAGGTGGTACGATGACTGGTGCTATTGCTATGGGTACCAACAAGATTACTGGACTAGGTGACCCCACAGCTAACCAAGATGCAGCAACTAAAGCATATGCAGATACGCAAGACGCAACTAAGTTGAACCTATCAGGTGGCACTATGACAGGTGACATCAACATGGGTGGGTCTACTCAGTTGATTAACTTGCCTAACCCTACTCTAGGTGGACATGCAGCAAACAAAGTATATGTTGATAGTATTCTAGGATCAGCTACTGCTGCCTCTGCAAGTGCTGCTGCTGCTGCTACTTCAGAGACTAATGCTGCTACAAGCGAGACTAATGCAGCTAATTCAGCAAGTGCTGCTGCAGCTTCTTATGATGACTTTGATGACAGATACTTAGGTGATAAAGCTTCTGCCCCTACTGTAGACAACGATGGTGATGCACTTGTTACTGGTGCTTTGTATTGGAATACTACAAGTAATGAACTTTATGTGTGGAATGGTAGTGCTTGGGAGCAAGGTAGCTTTTCTGCAGGTTCACTTCTATCTAATGTTGTAGAAGACACTACTCCACAGCTAGGCGGTAACTTAGATAGTAACGGTAATGATATACTATTTGGCGACAACGACAAAGCCATCTTTGGCACTGGGTCTGACCTTGAGATTTATCACGATGGATCAAATAGCATCATAGATGATACTGGCACTGGTAATCTCCACCTCAAGACAAGTGGGGGTGACGTTGAAATTTATAACTCTGGTGGAAATCTTACAGCAAAATTCGGCGCTGACACCCATCTTTACACAAACGGAGCAGAAATATTAAGAACGCAAAGTAATGCAATTGCAGTTTTTGGGAGTGTAAATAAAATTACTGGAGGAACTTCTGGCTCTTTAGGTAATTCTAGCAATAGGTGGAACGCTCTTTATGCAGATGATGTGTATGTCTCAGGAGCTATTATTCATAATTTTGACACAAACACAAAAATGGAGTTTTCCACTGATACAATTAATTTTGACACTGGTGGCTCAGA